GATTAATGCTTTTAACCGTAAATATGGTTATACAGGCTCGGTGCAGTTGGACATTCCTGTGGAGCAATCGATAAAGCCTGTTGAGCGTCCTAAAATCTCTCTTCCCGTAGGAGCTTATCCTCTAACTGAGGATGGGGAGAATTACCAACGAGTTATAGCTTATTTGCAGAGACGAGGAATTGGTAGGAAAGAGATTGAGGAATATCAGATTCACTATACCCATTTTGGTAAGTTTGCAGGACGAATTATATTTCCCATTTACCATAATGGGAAGTTAGTTAGCTATGTGGGAAGAGCTATTAATCCTAAAGTAACTCCTAAGGTTCTTAATCCCAGTAGTGGTGAAGCTAATCCTCCTTCCCACTACCTGTATAACTTTGACCGAGCCCGCTTTTATCCTTCAGTAATTTTGACTGAAGGAACTTTTGACTGTATCACTACAGGGATAGTGGATTATAAATATGGAGCAGTAGCTACCTTTGGGAAAAAGTTATCTCCTGAACAGGTTAAACTTATTTTCCAATCTTCTTTTCGGGAGATTATTTTTGCTTGGGACTTACGAGATGCTATTCCCGATACCATTAATTACGCTAAAGAGTTTATAGGCTTCTATCCCGTTCGAGTGGTTATGCTTCCAGAAGACAAAGACCCCAACGATTTGGGGCATGAACAGATGGCTGAGTTGGTTCGCCAAGCAGTTCCTTTTAATCGGGTTAACTTAAAATTAATAAATTTTTAGATTTTTTTTTAAAAGTGGGAATAGAGTAAAACCGATTGAGTTATAATACTGTGTTAGGAGGTTATAGAAAATTGGGAAAATGTGAATATTGCCAAAAGTGTCCCCTTTATAATGAGCCACAAGTTCCTGCAGTGGGAGTATCCTCTGCAGAGATTATGCTCATTGGTGAGGCTCCTGGTGCTCAAGAGGTTGCTTATGGGGAGCCATTTGTGGGTCGATCAGGACAAATTCTCAACTCTGCTTTGGAGGAAGTGGGGATTGATAGAGCTAAATTATATATTACCAATGCTGTGTCCTGCCGTCCGCCAGATAATCAAACTCCTACTCCTGAGGAAATTCAATTATGCCGAGGAAGATTAGTGGAAGAAATTAATCAGGTTAAGCCTAAGCTGATAGTTACTCTGGGAGCTGTTCCTATGAGGTCAGTTTTAAAGCTGAATGGGATAGTAAAGCACCACGGTCAGGAAGTCTATTCTGAAGAGTTTGGGTGCTTAGTGCTACCCTGTTACCATCCTGCTTTTGTCCTCCGAGATCCTCGTCGTCAGCATGAATTTTTGCAGGACATTATGAGAATTCCTCGGTTGATTGATGATTCAAAACCTAAGACGAAGACAGAATATATCGTTGTGGATAACTTTGAAAAGCTCTACCAGATGAGGGATGATTTAAAGTCCCTACCTGCAGTGGCTTTTGACATAGAGACTAATGGATTAAATCCATTTATGGAGGGTGCAAATGTTACGGCTATTTCTTTTTCTGGTCAGTATGGTAAATCCTATTGTGTTCCTCTTTACTACCAAGCTCCCCTGTTCAGCAGTGAATTTTTGGGAGAGCTTGCTACTTACTTGTCAACCCTCTCTAAAAGCAGTTCTACCGAGAGTATCCCTACCAAATTTAGTTCCATCCTGCAGGAGTCCAGGCTAATAGAGGAATTGCATAACAAATCGGTTAAGGAATACCGTAAAGCAGTGAACTCCTTTATCGAGGAATTAAGTTCTCGGAGAAAAAATCCTGTATTTTCAGCCGAGGAAATCAATAACCTTATTATCCCTGTTTTACGGGAGATCCTTGAAGACCCCACTAAAGAGCTTATTGCACATAACGGGAAGTTTGATACTCAGTGGTTGAGGTATAAACACAGGTTTAACATCCATCTTCAGTTTGATACCTGCATTGCTCACTACTTGCTGGATGAAAATTCAGCTCACAACTTAAAGCAGGTAGCCAGTGCTTACACCGATATTGGAAATTATGCTCACGATTTTCAGGCATATGAGGATAGATTTAATCGTGCTCCTGAGGAATTGTTTTATCAGTATTCCTGTGCCGATGCTGATGCTACTTATCGCCTCTATACTGTGTTTAAGTCTTTACTGGCAGAGAAAAAACTGGATAAAACTTTTGCTATGGTGATGAAGTTTTCTGAAAGCCTAACTGATGTGGAATATAACGGAGTAAAGATTGACCAAGATGCTTTAGCTAAACTGGATCAAGAGATGAGTAAGGTTCTGGAAGATATTACCCACGAAATCCAATCTCATACCGTCATCAGGGAATGGGAAAAAATCAAAGATGAGCCTGTAGTATTCAATCCCAACTCTAACGATATGGTTAGGGAAGTGCTGTTTGACTGCCTTCATCTTCCAGTGGTGAAGAAAACTTCAACTGGTGCTCCTTCTGTGGATGCAGAAACTTTAGAGGAGTTAGCTCAATACCACGATTTACCTGAGCTACTCCTTCGCTACCGAAAACAATCCAAACTTTTAGAGACCTACATTCGAGGTTACTGGAAGTATATATCCAGTGATGGAAAAATTCATCCTAATTTTAATTTAGTTGTAGCAAGGACAGGAAGGTTATCTTCCTCCAATCCAAACCTGCAGAACCTTCCGAGTGGGAATGTGAAGGATATTAAACGGTTGTTTATTCCTTCTCATCCTGATTGGATAATGATGAACTTTGACTTTTCTCAAATTGAACTGCGGGTAATGGCTATGCTTTCCAGAGATCCAGTTATGACTAAGGTTTATCAGCAAGGGGAAGATATCCACACCATGACTGCTCAAGCAATTTTTAAGAAGAAGGACATCAGCAAAGAAGAACGACAGATGGCAAAGAAGTTAAACTTCTCTATCCTATATGGGGCAGGGGCTGAGGCAACCGCTCGGCTTTTGGGAGTTACTCCTGAGGAAGCACAAGCATTCATTCAATCCTACTTTAAACGGTATAAAGGGGTAGCTAAATATATTAAACTGGTTCAGCAAATAGCGGAGAAAAATGGAGTAGTTTACTCTCCCTATGGTAGGGCTAGGCGGTTGCCAGAAGCTCAAATGACTACTAATGAAGGCATAAAAAGTAAAGCTCTTCGAGAGGCAGTAAATCATACCATTCAATCAACGGCTAGTGATATCTGTCAGATTGCTTTAGCCAAAATCAATCGAGATTTTAAAGTTAAACATCTTCCTGCTAACGTGATTTTAACTGTGCACGATTCCATAGTCGTAGAGTGCCACAGAGATTATATGCAGGAAGTATATCACTTGGTTAAGTCTCATATGGAAGGAGTTAAGGGTAAGTTTATTACCATTCCTCTAGTAGCTGAGGCAGAGTGGGGATTTAACTATGGAGATATGTCCCTCTATGATGGGACAAAGAATTTTGAGCAGTTAATGGAAGAGACTAATAAGGAGGCAGTGGCTTAATGGTGTTAAAAATTAAGAGGTTAACTACGGTAGCTAAACTACCTACTTTTGCTCATCCAGGAGATGCCTGTTTTGACATCTATGCTGGGCAAGATGTAGTAGTTCCTGCTAAAGGTTATGCTACTGTTCCTACAGGAATAGCTTCAGAGATTCCTGAGGGGTATGAAGTAGTGATTAGACCTCGGTCAGGTTTAGCTTTTGACCATGGTTTACAAGTCCATCCTGGAACTATAGACAGTGGTTATCGGGGAGAATGGTTAGTGCAAGTTTATAATCATTCCTATACTTCCTATTTGATTCAAGCAGGAGAGAGAATAGCTCAAGGAGCTCTACGTAGTGTTCCCCAAGTAGAAATTGAGGAAGTAAAAGAATTATCAGAAAGTGATCGAGGAGAACGAGGATTTGGTTCTACAGGGTATTGAGAAATATTTGGAAAGTTTTTTGTGCATCCTCTTGACAAATAAATCAGAAATGATTATAATATGGGTATAGAACGTTAAGGAAAGGAGATGATAGTTATAAATGATTCCCTTTGAGGTTGTTCCAGCTCGGCAGTATAGTGTAGAGGAATTAAAAGAGGAGTTTGAAAAATTAAAAGATAGTGTAGATTTGAATAAAGCTCAGGCAGAGCTTACTTATGATGATGAAAATATTGAAGAGGAAATGCAAAAGCAAGCAGGATTATATTTTTATTATTCTTTACTTCGTAATCAAGCTAAAGCACTATACGAACGAGCGGATATTTTGTTAGGCAACCTCAAAGCTGACCGAGATTTGGTGGTAAGGAGGTATATGGTAGAGAAAGAAATGAAGGTTACTGATACAGCAGTCAAGGCTACTGTAGAACGGAGTGATTCGGTTAGAGAGTTAAGTTTTTTGAAATTGGAAATTGGTGAAGTGTTAGCAATGTTGGATACTGTGGTAAAAGCATTGGAACATAAAAAAGATATGATGACTCAAACATCAGCCAACCATCGTCGAATGGTGGAAAGT